ACCCCGCAGGCCCGCGCGCTGTTCAGTGCCGTCCACGGCCACGATGACGTTGGTCATCCACGACCACTCCTCCTCGACCGGGATTTCTGGCGGGTAGCGGAACTGGATGGCACGCGTGCCGGTGATTACGATGGGGGCTGGGTCATCGACATCGGAGAAGTTCCACAGGGCCTGCGCGTCAATGTTAGGCGGGCCGCTGGTGGTGATGACTAGGTCCCACGTCTTGATGGCCAGCGGCAGGATATCGAGCGGCGGGTCGTCGCCCTCGTACTCGATACCCTCCTGCGAGAAGTCGATGGACTCCAGCGTGGCGGCAACGTCCGGGAACGCGTTCCACAAGGAAATGACGCGGGACTGTTGCGCAGCCACCACGCCGAGGTCGATTCGGACCGGTCGAATGTGGATACGGAAGTAGTAATCTTGGAAAAAGGTGGGCATCCGAGACAGAGTGATGGTCTGCTCGATGTCGCTGATCGGCAAGTTGCTGATCAGGGTGATTTCGAACGGGTCGGCCACCCGTCCCGAGGGCGGCAACGGCGGCGAGTTGTCGACAGGACCCAAAGCGGAAAGCCCCGGGGCCAACGCCACGGGGCTCTGTTTTGCGGCTACGCCGAAATATCCGTTAAGGGTGATCACGGCCATATCAGATCACCTTCTTGTACGCGATCCCACGCATGCCGCCAACGCCGCCCTTCTGGTACCAAGGGAAAACTTTCCACGTATCCCCGCCGAATGCGAACTCAGCGCCCGGCGAGTAGTTGGTCATGTCCATGTAGCGGATGTTCGGCAGGACGCCCACCGGGTTGATCAAAGTATCGCCGCGCAGAACGCCCACAGTCTGCGGAACGATAATGCCCACGCCGTTCAAAGGCGACGGGGCCCAATCTTCGATGGGGAAGCTGATGGAGCGCGAGCCAATACACGCCTGCCCGGTCTCGGAGAAGCCTGCGGTACGTGCGGACCCCGCCCAGTTGTTAAATGAATCGAAGGCTGCGCGCAGATAAGAAGAGCCCTGCTTGGACTGGGAGTTGTAGCTCGCCGACCGGAAGGGCACGCACTCGTGGGAGTAGTTGATCTGGTCCATGTCGTTGGTCAGCCATGCGGTCGTACCAGCCAATACCGGGTGTGTGTAGTTCGTGGCGTAGAAGAACCGACCATCCCCAGTGACCGGGGCGAACAGGTCCAGCTTACCGAAGCCTAGGCGCTGGTACTGACCGGCCGTCACCTCCAACTCCAGATACGCGCAGTCGCCTTCCGCGAAGAAGAAGTAGGACGGGAAATTCGCCGTGTTGGCAACGACTTCCAAGGTAGCATGGGCTTGGTCACCGCCCGTGGACACGGTGCGCAACGGATAACCGGGCTGGCGGTCCCACGCACTGCCGCCCGCATAGCCGTCGCTGCCGTTCAGGGCGATGCCATACTTACCAGCAGTACTTGAACCGTTGACGGTGATGGCCTCGTTGGAGTAGGCGCGCATGTTGAAGTACGACGTGCCCTTGCTCACGCACACCTCACGACCGGAGCCCGCCGCCACGTTCCGGTTCACCGTCCAGCCATTGGCAATCAGGAACAGCCGGAACTTCTCCAACAGGTCGAGGGTAGTGGTCGCGGAGCCAGTCTCATAAGCCATTGTTCAATCCTCAGTCGAGCGACAGCGCGAAGAATTCGTGGACGGTGTTGCGGTACGCGTTCTGGAAGACCACGTGAGTCTTTCCTCCGAACACGCCGGTGTTCTCGGGGGCGTTGGTGTATCCAGAAATCCAGAACACGCCCTCCAGTTCCATCTGCGGAGCCGACACGGGGAGCCGGGACAAGATCAGGCATTGGATCAGCATGTAGCCGCCGCCGAGATTCTCGCGATACTGGTAGCGGCCCTTGTCGCTGGTGGCGCTGGGACTGAACTGCATATGCGGCCACACTCCGCGAGCGTTGCCACTCGGAACATACGGGTAGGTGCCGCCTTGATCGGGACGCACCACGGTTTCGGAGCCAGTGGAAGAGGTGGTCGGCCGGTTGGACAAACCCCACCAAGAGCCATCGACACTGCGCATGTACATCGTGGTGTATTGGTCGACCGGGGGCGTGGTCCACGCGCCATGGTTGGAGCCCGGTCCAGCGATGCTGCCGTGGAAGTAATCCGCGACAGAGTACCGCCATTCAGGCCCGCGCGTGCTGCCAGCCGGGGCCAAGCTGCCCGCAACCACCAACGGGTAGGGATACTGGTCAGGCTGCGCGTAAGGTAGGCCGAAGCCCAGATACGCGGAACCGTATACCGTGCTGACCTTCACGCCCATCCGGAACGAACGACCGCTCGCCACCAGCCAATAAGGCATGGGCGAATTCCAGCACGCAGTCATCGGCACGCAGCGCATCTCCGACGCCCCGTACCCGGGCAGGGCACCCGGCTGCTGGAACCATGACTGCTCGTTGGGATCGAAGCCGGTGTAGCCGTTCCAGAACAGGTTGTACCAACCATTCGTGGTGTCGTACTCGGATCGGACACCCGTGTAGATTTCGTCAGTGCCCGCTAGACCCGGGGCCTTGAAGATCGCCTCAGAGCCGAAGTGGTTGGCCACGGTGTCGTCGGCCTCCAGCAGCATCAGGTTAGACCACGCGACATTCGTACCGCTCTGGACCGCGTCAACGATTATGCGCCAGTAGACATGCGAGCCCGGGGTGCCCGGGACAGCGAAATCGCGCCACTCGCCCACGGCGAAGGCCGGGGTGTTTACCACGGTCAGCGCGGTGGTCCATGTGGACCCGTCATCGCTGTACTGCAGGCGGAAAGATCGCAGGGCCGCGTTGGTGAACGTTCCGCTGGCAGTGGTGGCGGCTCGATACCGGACTTTGGCGACGGTCCGGGTTTGGCGCAACTGATATGAAACGAAGCTGGTGCCCGCAGTGACCGCTACCGTGCCATACACGGCTTCGGCCGAGGCGGTCGGGTTGTTGATGTTCAGCGTGCGCGGGTCGTACCGAGCCGTATGGACGATTCGCCGGTTCGCGCCAGTGGCCGTGTCCACCATATTCGTGGTGATCCCAGCGAGGTTGTCCCGGCGAAGCCGCAGGACCTCCCACTCCTGATTCGCCGCCACTAGGTCAACGTTGGTGGACAGGAAGGATACGATGTCCCCGAAAAGGTCTTCGAAGTCCGTGGCAGTAGCGACAAGGTTTGCCATATCAGCCCCCAGCTCCGGCGATGGCCCGCACTCGCTGCGGGAATTTTTCCAAAGTGTTCATGATGATGTTCTCGCCTTCTCGTCCGGACATTGCCGCCAGATACGCTTCCTGATTCGGCGGGTTCACAATGGTAACAGGGACGCTCACCTCCTGTCCACCCCCGCCTTCGCGGATGGCTCGGTCCTGCGCCGGGGTGTTCACGTTCACCTTCTCACCCGGAGTAGCTCGGAACGCCACCAGCTGGGAGTCCGGGCCGCCCATGCCGCCCACGGTGAACTCGCCACCCGTACGGAAGCCCGGGGACTGGGACTGGATGGCGCGCACATTCGCCATACCGGCCGCGATGGCTGCGGCTGCGGCTGCGGCACCCAAAACCGGGCCGACGTACGGGATGCCCGCGAGCGAGGCGTAGGCACTCGTGGCGGCCTCGTAGGTCTTGATGGTGGTCTGCGCGATGGCAGCGGCCTTGCCGATAGCCGCGATCTTGCGATTCTCGGACTTGCTCAGCTGCGCGAGGTTGCCGAAGAACGAGTCGGCCTGCTGCAGCTGGATGCTCTGCATGTTGGCCCAAATCTGCATCCGGCCCTGCGCGTAGGTCTGCTCGTTGATCAGGTCCGCATTCCGCAGCTCCTGCAGACGGGTGAACAGCTCCTGCTGCGCCTCCAGTTGCTGCTGGACGTGGGCCTGCGAACCGTTGAGCAGCCCGCCGAGCGCGTCGTTCGCTGCGCCGAACTGGTCACCCGCCGAAAAGCCTTGCGTGCCTTGCATCTGCTGCATGGCCGCGAGCTGCGCGGCAAAGTCCTGTTGACGGCCTCCGAGGCTGTCGCGCTCCAACTGGTCCCGGGCCTGCGCGATCCGGGCAAGCTCCTGCTCCACCACGAGCTTGGCCCGCAGCGCGTCGGTCTCTTCCTTGGTCAGCGTGACGCCGTCCCGGCGCAGCTGGGCGGTGAGTTGCAGCATCTGCTGCTCGACATCGCGTTCCTTGTTGCTCATCTTGAGCAGAGAGATGCTTTCGTCGATTTCGCGGTTCAGGGCCGCCAGCGGGTCGAGCTGGTCGCGCATCTGGTAGGCCAGCTCTTCGTACACCTGCGCCGCCTCGCGCTGGTCGATGAGCCCGGCCTTCACGCTGCGATTGAGGATGTCCTGCGCCTCGGCCAAACGACGCTCGGCCGCGCCCACCGGGTCGGCCGCGTCGCGGACGCTGTCGAGGGCGTTCTTGAGGCGCTCCAGCTCCTTGGCCGCCTTCTTCATGGCGTCCTCGTCCACCGGGGGCTTGATGGTGGCGCGACCACCGCCCGCCAGATCGCCGGGGCCCTGCATCGCTTCGGTGCGCGCCTTGCCGATTTCCTGCGCCCGCTTGATCCAACCATCGAGGATCGATTCCAAGCCGTTCTCGGACTGGGACAGGACCTCCTGTTGGAAGGCCGAGGAGAAGGCATCGCCCGCAGTGAGCGCGGCCTGCTTGTAGCCGTCGAGGTTGGACGTGATGGCGGCCTTGATCTTGTCGCCGTCCAGTTCCTTGATGCCATCGATGGCGTTGCCGAGCTGGCGGAAGTTGTTCATCCACGCGGCGATGAAGTTCATGATCACGGCGTTGATACCCATGAACGTGCCACGGATCACCGCGCCGATCATGTCGAACACCTGCACGACCACGCGCACGAGCTTGAGCCACGTGGCCTCACTCTGATGCTGATAGCCCACGGTCTGGTTCAGCAACTCGTCGAAGGTGCCCGCGCTGGTGTTGGTGAGCCAGCTGAAAAACACCGCCGCAGCGTCGGCCACGGCCTGAATCGTCGGGCCGATGCTCTCCCACGCGGCGCGCATCAGATCGCCCAGCGTGGTGGTGTCATCGATCCCGAGCTTGATTTCGTCGCGCAGCAGGTACAGAGTCGTCACCAGCCCGGTGACGACAGCGGCCACGGCCACGAACGGATTGGCCAACATCAACGCCCACAGCGCGCGAATCTGCACGATGAACTTCTGGATCAAGCCCGCCGAGAAGGCGACTCCCATCGCCGAGCCCACGCCCGCAAGGATGGGAATAAGCGTGTCGAGGTTGGTGGCCAACGTCATGATGATCTGCGACAAACCCGCCGTGATGCCGTAGGTCTTGTCCAGTTCGCCGAGCCACAGAACGAAGTTGTTGCGCAGAACGGTGATCGACTGGGACACGGTCGGCACAGTGGTGCCGAAGCCGGTTTCCAACTCATCCTTCGCCTTCTTGAACGATTCCACGATGTCGTTGGCGGTGAGCTTGCCCTCGGCACCCATGGCACGCAATTCGCCACGAGTGATATTCAGGCCCTTGGCGATCACATCGGCCACGGCCGGGAGATTTTCAAGGATCGAGTTCAGCTCGTCGCCACGCAGAGTGCCCGAGGCCATACCCTGTGCCAGCTGGCGCAAGCCGCCCGCCGCTTCCTCAGCACTGGCACCCGACAGGATGACGGCCTGATTCACGGACTTGGTGAAGTCGAGCAGGTCCTGCTGCGACAGGCCCAGCTCCTTGGACGCCGTGGCCATGCGCGCGTATAGCTCGGCCGTGGCCGTGAAGTCCGACCGGGTAGCGTTGGCGATGCTGCCCAGTTCTTTGGTGACCCGGGCGAGGTTGGCCGAGTCGGTGGTGACGAGCCGCAGGCGGTTCTGCAGATTGGTGAACTCGTCGGCCATCCGGACGAGGCTGGTCAGGGTCGCGGCCGTGATCAGGCCGCCGAGGATGGCTTGCAGGTCCGACAGCTGGCCCTCCGCCCCCTCGGCTGCATCGCCGATGTCGCGGATATTCCGGGACACGACCCGGGAGCCGTCCTCCCGGATTTTGATAGTGATGTTTTCTTGCACGCTGGCCATGGGTGCCTCAGGTGATCAGGCGAGCGCGCCGGGCGGCACGCAGGACAACGTCCACCGCCCGCTCCACGAACCCGGCCGGGGCTTGCTGCGAGGAGCCGTTGTTCAGGGGGACGATGTACGGGAGGTTGTTGGTCAGGAAGACGGCCGAGTCGGCGCGGCCCCCCTTGTATCCGGCGATGACCCCGGCGTTGCGCCCGGTCGCGGATGCCACGGAGGCCCGCTTCCCTGCGCCTCCGTCGAGCGTTCCAACGGCGGGAGCGCCTAGAGTCGCCTGCCAGTTTGCGCGGGCCCGCCCCGTGTCGACGGGAGTGGCCCGGACGACCGTCCGGTCGGCGGCCAATGCCACTTCCCGGACGATCTGGTCTGCGCGGTCGGGGACCTTGGCACCCCGCCCCTTCATGCGGACCGCGAACTGCTTGAGGGAGCTGGATGCCATTACCGCCTCCGAGGCGTGGACCGTCGAGGTTTTTTCGACGGGGGTGGGTTCTGTTGTGCGGCCTTCTTCTCCTCCTTGGCGCGCGACCATTTCAGGTACGCTTCGTCAAGCTTCTGGACGTGGTAGAAGAGGTCCTCCCTCTGCTCCCCCTCGACCTCGTAGACCTCCGCGTACCGCTGGAGCGTCATCCAAGTGATGGGGCCTACCGCGTACCCCACCTCCCGACAGGTGGTGAGGTCCAGAAACGCCATGTAGAAGAAGTCGAGTCCCGAACCCAGCTCGGGGGCGTTTGCTATGGTATCCGGGAGCGGCTGGCGCTCCCGGATACACTGCTCAATTATATCACGCTCGTGCGGACCCTGCTCCAGAGCGTAGAGCAGGACCGCCTTTAGTTTTTTGCCTCCGCCTCACGCTGCTGGGAACGGAACAGCGCAGCGTTCTGCGAGGACTGGATGATGTCCTTGAACAGGTCGGGCAGGTCGGTGAGCAGCTGGATGACGTTGTCGCGGTTGAACTCCAGCTCCTTGCCGTCCCGGTCTTCGATGTTCTCCCAGCCGACGATGACCGAGTCCGCGTAGACTTCGCGCATGACGCGCTCCTGAATACGCGGGTCGAGTGCGCCCGGGATGTCCATCAGGCGGCGATGCGGCTTGGACTTCTGCTCGAAGACCTTGGCGAAACGATGGTTGGCACCGCCAGCGCGGCGGATGCGGATAGCCATCATCTTGCCCTTGGAATTCGGGCCGTATTCCAGCAGCAGGCCCTCGGTTTCGGCCTTGGCGTCGGTTTCGAAGGTGTTGTACAAGGACATTGCGGTTCTCCTCAGGAGATTAAGGGCCGATCACAGATCGGCGAGGGTGGGCAGGTACGGGAACGACTGCATGAGCAGGGTGTGGCCGAACTTGGACTCGGCCGCGTTGGTTTCGAGCGGGACGGTGACCGGCTGGTCCTGCTCGATGGTGATGCGGCCATTGCCCAGCGCCAGCAACGGGATGTCGAACAGCAGGCCGCTGTTGTTCTTCACCATGATCCAGTCGAGGGTGATGTCCGCGTTGTTGCGCACGGCCTGCACGGCGTCGACCGAAGCGAAGTAGGCGGTGATTTCGCCCGAGACCTCGAACGTGCCCGCCGTGGTGTCGAACGCGCCCAGCACGCCGATGGCCTTGTTGGCGGAGACGTTGTTGTTGATCGACAGGCTCATGTCCGTCGCGAAGGCGAACAGGGGCGTGGGGGCAGCGTCCACTGCCGACACGCTCGCCAGCTTGATGCGCGAGAAGTCGGACGAGGTGTTGAACGCATCGGTCGAGTTCAGCGCCGGGCGGGTGCCAGCCTTGAGGCCCACCAGACCGGAACGCTGCTCCGAGTCGCACGCGATGAACGCGAAGTCGGCGGTGACCTTGTCGGCCTGCGCCACGTTCAGGGTAAACTCGTTCGGCACCGCGCCCACGAGGTACTCGGACATCGTGCCGTTGGCGTCCTGACCGAGCGTGCGCTCCAGCTGGTAGGTCCGGCGCTTGATCAAGGCCGGGTCCGACTCGTTGCGGATGACGTTGCCGTAGAAGATACGGATGGTCTTGCCGGTGCCGACTTCGGCGGCCGGGGTCCACGTCACCTTGTCGAACTCCAGATACCCGGCAGCGATGGCCGACACGCGGGCGAAGCCGATGTTGTTGTTGAAGTGGTTGATCGCCGCATCGTCGCCGATGAAAATCCACTCGCCGAGGATCAGGCCCAGCGTGGTGGCGTCGGTCGCGCCAGTGGTCAGGCGGACGAGCTGGCCATTCATGGTGATGGCAGCGCCTGCGGCCGGGAACTGGAATCCGACCGTTTCGACCTTGGCCGCAGCCGGGGGCGCGGCCTCGGCAACGAGGGCCTCGTTCACCTTCACCGCTTCGGCGGTCTGCGAGACCACGGTCTTGAAGCCGTTGTTGGCGGCGTTGGTGAACCCGGTGGCACGGACGAGCTGGCCCACGGTGAACGTGGTCAGGCTGCCCATGGTCAGGGTCAGGGTGGCACCCGTACCGGCACCCGAAGACGTGGTGGCTGCCGGGTTGGTCGGCGCGGTCGAGTAACGGCCGCCGCGCAGCAGGGACACGCCGGTCACGACGCCAGCCGCCACCGTGGTGAC